TTACATATCTTGAGGCAGTAGGACTATACTGTCTATGTAAAATATTATTCACTGATTCAAGATCATGAGCAAAGTCTGTTTGATATCTGTTACACCTGATGCAGAGAAACTTATAGGATACGTTGCAAGAGTATCCAACCCCAAGAATCAAGACAACCCTAAGGTAGCTGGTCTACTAGCATATTGTATCAAGCATGGGCACTGGTCCATCTTTGAGCAAGCATTCATGACGTTAGAGATAGAAACAACTCGTGGTCTTGCTGCTCAGATACTAAGGCACAGGTCATTTACATTCCAAGAGTTTAGTCAGAGATATGCTGACGCTACTCTCCTTGATGAAGTCCCAGAGGTACCTGAGTTAAGGAGACAGGACGATAAGAATAGACAGAATAGTATTGATGATGTACCTCCACAGATTATTAATAAACATCAGGTCTTGATGCGTAGTCATTTTGAGCAGTCAGTTCGTCTCTATGAAGACATGCTTGCTGATGGTATAGCAAAGGAGTGTGCTCGGTTTGTACTACCTCTTGCTACACCTACCCGACTATACATGACAGGTAGTGTCCGTAGTTGGATCCACTATATAAACTTACGGTCTGCCAATGGCACCCAGAAGGAGCACATGGACATCGCAGAGTTATGCCGTCGTCATTTCATCTGTAACTTCCCCCTCACATCTAAGGCACTAGACTGGTGTGAAGAGGAAGAGTGTGACTGTAACGAAGAGGACTACGACATGCAACCCTGCTTAAGGATAGACTAATGCCAACATACCCTGTGATAAATAATACTACAGGAGAGAAACAAGAACTCTCCATGTCCATGGCTGCTTATGATGAGTGGCGAAAGGACAATCCCGATTGGGATAAGGACTGGTCTCAAGGGACTGGTGGTGTTACCTACGGTGATCCTAAACAATCAGAAGGATTTAAAGAAGTAATGAGCAAGGTCCAAGAGAAGCATCCAGCGGCAAACCTTTCGAGGTTCCTATAATATGGCAGTTGCAAGAAAGAAAAGGAACGGTAACGGTACCCCTAATGGGAGCACATTATCTAAGAGACAGATGAAACGCAAGCCAATCAACCTCGACCACTTGAAAGTGATTGAGCCGTTGACAGAAAATCAAACCAAAGTATTTACTGCCTTTAAAGAGGGTAAGAATCTTTGCTTGCATGGATGTGCTGGTACAGGCAAGACATTCATTAGTCTCTACTTGGCATTGCAGCAGGTGTTAGACCCGTCTACACCATACGATAAGATTTACATGGTACGGTCTCTCGTACCTACTAGAGAGATAGGTTTCCTACCTGGAGACCATGAAGATAAGAGTGACCTCTATCAAATACCATACCGTAACATGGTGAAATACATGTTCAGTATGCCAGATGAGGCGACATTTAACGGGCTGTATGACAACCTACGTGGCCAGGATTCTATTTCCTTCTGGTCTACGTCCTTCCTACGTGGAGTGACACTTGACAGGGCGATTATAATAGTAGATGAGTTTAGTAACCTAAACTTCCATGAGTTAGACAGTATCATCACTCGTGTCGGTCAAGACAGTAAGATTATATTCTGTGGAGATTATTCACAGTCTGACTTGACTAAGGTACATGAGAAGACTGGTGTGCTAGACTTCATGAGGATACTTCAAGCAATGCAATCATTTATTTGCGTTGAGTTCGAGATACCTGACATCGTTAGGTCTGGATTTATAAAGGAGTATCTCATTAATAAAATCAACCTAAACCTAGATTAAATGTTTAATTATGTTGGTCCTGCCAAGCCTCTAAGGGAGGTGAGCAGCAGGACTCTTGAGCAAGGTCGCTTCTATAAGATTGATGACGTTTGGATGCCAAGTGTTACAACTGTTGTCGGACACCAGTCTAAGGCAGGTATACTCAAGTGGCAGGAGCGTGTCGGTTTCACCAAGGCGGAACAGATACGACGCTCGTCAGCATGGCGTGGCACCCAGTACCATAACCTAGTGGAGAACTATTTAAAAAATGATGTGGAAGAAGTTGAGAAAGGCGAGGGTCTTCCCACGTACCTTTTTAGGGCTGCTCGTCAGACTCTTGATAGGATTAATAATATTCACGCTATTGAAGCCCCTCTCTTTTCTCATAATCTACGCATTGCTGGTCGGGTCGATTGCATTGCTGAGTTTGATAATGAGCTTGCTATAATTGATTTCAAGACCACTAAGAGTCTTAAGAAACCAGAGCACCTAGAGAAATTCTTTGTGCAAGAGGCAGCGTATGCTTACATGTACTATGAATTGACTGGTGTAGAGGTGGACAAACTCGTGACACTATCTGTTGCTGAAGATGGAAGTGTGCAAGTTGAGCAAAAGTATGATAAGATACCTTATATCGATACACTTATCGATTGGATCAGTGAGTATCATGATGGAGTAAAGGATGCTGCCTAAAAAAGATGAGATGCTAGGTATACCTATCTACCGTTTCTATTACGATGATAATGCTAGTGTCTTAGAGGCAGCAAAGAAGTTAAAGTTTAGACCTAACAATACCAATTGGATTTGGGAAGGTGTTGATGACAGTGGTGACAGGGGAAGTGACCTCTACAACTACTCAGACTTCGCTGATTTATTCGCATGGATGCAGGACTGCATGGCCGAAGTTGCTGAAGACATGGGCATGCAAAACAAACTCATCTGCAATGCTGCTTGGGCTAACTTAAACAAGACTCATGAATGGTTCTTCGACCATACACATTACAACTGTATGATTAGTAGCAATTATTATTGCTCAGGGAAAGAAGAAGACAAGACTCAATGGTTCCATCCCAATCCATACTTCCATTATACTAACATCTATCCTTTAGGTCAGTTTTCGGAAGACAAATACTTACTTACCTTCACTGAACCAACAGAACCTGGTAAGTTTATTGTATTTCCACCCATGATACGTCATCGTGCGTGGCCTAACACCAGTGAAGAAGATAGGATTACTATCGCAGCAAACTGGTTCCCTACTGGCAACTTAAATGCTGCTGGTGTTTCTCACCTTAGACTGGATGTTATACAATGAAAGAGATAGAAGAAAAGTTTATGACCCAAAGTAAGTTTGCCTCACTCGTAGAAGATAGGGTAAAGGAATCTAATGGTCTTATAAATTACATTGAAGCAGTCGCTTCAGTATGTGAAGAGTTTGAGATAGAAGTAGAGACAGTTAGTAAACTGATATCTAAACCACTTAAAGATAAAATCAAGTGGGATGCTCAACAACTTAACTATATGAAACGTACAAGTAGAGCCATTCTAAACCTATGACAGACTCAGATTTTTTCCATGCACCTGTAGTGCAAGAAGAACTAGAAGCAATTCAAGATTGTTATACTGAACTCTTGAAGATGTCTGCTGGTCTAAAGGATTTCAGTCCAAAGGAAAGACTAGACCACATTGAGAAGACATTAGAGTTGGTTGCCAAACAGAAAGTATTCTATGCTAGACTACAGCTAGCATCAAATGAGTTGAAAGATGATGACTCAGCAAAAGCAATTAGAGAGAACATTGAGAGGATGTCAGTGGAGTATGCAGAGGGTTTAAACCTTACCACTATCCTTGACCACATGGAGAGTAAACTGCGTCACTGGCGTGAGGAACTCCTGAAACAGGGGGTTGACAACGCCTAAATAGTATGTTACGATTATCCCGTAACACATACTACAATACAATTTCGGAGACAAATACGAATGTCATTTGCAAGTCTAAAGAGCAAGTCTGGTAAGTTCGCTAAGCTTACACAGCAGATTGAAAATCTATCCAAACCTCAGCAAAGAGGTCCAGACGAAAGACTCTGGAAACCAGAGGTAGATAAGAGTGGTAACGGTTATGCAGTAATTCGTTTCCTACCAGAACCAGAGGGTGAAGACCTTCCATGGGCACAGGTATGGAGTCATGCATTTCAAGGTCCTGGTGGTTGGTACATTGAGAATTCTCTCACTACCCTCAATCAGAAAGACCCTGTTGGTGATTTAAACAGGACACTATGGAATAGTGGTCTTGATGCTGATAAAGACGTAGCACGTAAGCAGAAGAGGAAACTCTCCTATTACAGTAACATCCTTGTAATTAAGGATCAACTTCACCCTGAAAATGAGGGTCAGGTTAAACTTTACAAGTATGGTAAGAAGATTCATGATAAGATTGCATCAGCAATGCAACCACAGTTTGAAGATGAGTCCCCAATCAATCCATTTGATCTATGGAAGGGTGCTAACTTCAAGATTAAAATCCAGACCATCGGTGGATACTGGAACTATGATAAGTCTGAGTTTGATGTCCCATCTGTAGCAGGTGGACTGGAAGACGAAGCACTCGAAGCAACTTGGAAGAAGCAGTATTCCCTTAAGGAATTCACTGACTCTAAGAACTTCAAGTCATTTGAAGAGTTAGAAGCACGTCTTAACCTAGTCTTAGGTAAGACTTCACGTGCTCAGGTAAGGACTAATGAGGAAGATGAGGAATTACTTCCCCAACTTGACAGTCCAGTTGTTAAAGTGGCACCCCCAACCCCTGCAAAGTCAGGTTTTGGTGCTAAAGTAGAAGAAATCGAGAAAGGGACAGGTGAATCCCCAGACCTTTCTTACTTTGCTTCCCTTGCTGCTGAGGATTAATGAAGAAACTACTTTTGGCTCCCCTAGTTGCCCTAGGATTCGCTGCTCAACCAGCGTCTGCACTAACATGGAGTGAATTCTGGGAGCCATTTGTAGATGACCATCATCACAACACAACAATCATACACCATAGACCACACAGACCACATTATGTGCGTCCACACGGTCATCATCATGGTCCTTTACACAAGCATGCAGAAGTTGATGGATTTACTAGAGGTTGGCATTCTCCACATCGGAGACACTATGACTCCAACCATTTCCCATCATACTGCATGAAGCTCACCAGATATAAGAAGTATGTCCCTGGTAACTACCATCGGTCAGGCTTCTGGAAATACTGGACACAAGAAGAGCAGCATGCTTGCTGATATTATTTCGATTTTAGAACAAGAGAAACCCCGCTAAAAAAGCGGGGTATTTTTTTGTCTGTCAGGGTCGAGTAAGTATTTTTACCTAAGATGACCCATATTGGTTAGTTGTGGTCGTATTGCTATCT